TGACGTTGCAGAAACTAGAGGGCTATATACGAAAAGATTTATTCGTCCCATTGTACCTTCATTTGTTATCAAATTAAAATACAATTGTGGAGAAACATAAGGGATAATAAAAGTAGCTTGAGCGATTCTAGATTGCGGATTTGATCCACCACAAATATCAATGTCAACACCAGGTGATGACACTCGTGTAGTCAAAGTAGTGCCTAAAGCAGATTCTTTGTCTACAAGATATTTAGCGTATGGAACATATTGCAATCTTAAACGCCCTTGCTGAAATTTTTGTGCATTAACTTGCACAGTCACCTCTACATTCGCTCTTAAACCTACAAAACCACGTATCTTTTCATTGTACATGGGATCAGTTAAAAGAGCATCTGGAAAGGATGTCGAAAAGATAACCGTATTGGCTACCTGACTATTCGTCATTTGACCAGACCAAATACGTATTGGCCTTTCGAGAAATGTTGAAATAGTATGTGTTTTGTCATTGGCAACGCCCATTTGCAAATAAGATTGAGGTAAATCAACCATCTTAGCTAAGGCATCGTCAGCGACAGTTTGTCCTTGATTTTGAAAGGTTAAAATTTCTTTAACATCTTCATATCGAGAATCGTTATCGTTTGTTACATTTGAACCTGTAACATTGGTTTCGTTTTCGTTTGTTGTAGCAAGTGATATTTTAAAATAGATAACCCACTTAAAATATCTATTCGAGTGATGGTTCCTGGATTTAAAGAGGGCTGCTCCCAAGGTATCCTGGAAGTAAGACTAAATAGTCCACCTTATTAGTATGATAGCAGTGCATATTTAATTTTACATCACAAATTTATTTAAATATGCAAGATCACATCATACCTTATGCCATAAAACCATCATTGGGTGAAAATTTTTCCACCTTCAAACGGAGTTCGCCATAAGTAGGAATGAATGGAATCACTTTTGTTACAACTTTGTTATTTTTCCTTAATTTAGCCACGAATGCATGATAAACTTCTTTACCATGCAAACTAGCTTCAGTCAAGGCTGTCTCAATGTTATCTTTCAAAAGATGAACAGGGTCAACGGAATTACCACGTACCCAATTCATCATCTCATAAATAACGTTGATATCCAAAGGAGCAACATAATGTGAAACATCATTACAAAACTTAAAATTTCGTTTGAGAAAACTAATTTCATGCAATTTTCGATATTTATGCATCTCGCCATTTTTCGTTTCCTCAGTATAATCGTGTCCTAATCGTTTTAAAGCTTTTGTTAAGGTGATTTGATTAAATATATCTGCAATATTATCGTGAATATTGAGAATATTATCATCACCATAAACAATTGGAGAAACAAATTTATCATAAGCCATTGAATTCATTAATTTCGCTTTATCGTCTTCAGGTATATCACTATCTTCTACTGCTTCAAAATAAGCTATACATAATATTAATAAATTATATATACTATTAATTATAACAGTAAAAGGATTACCAGAAGGTTGTGAATGAGTCCATTGATATATATTATCACCGTAGATATGTATAGAATTCACAATATGAATCCATAATGAATATCTAATCTTTCGATCATTTTCATTATAGTTTATATCATGAGTTCTATAAAATTCTTCGATGATATCATAAACAAGCCACAAAACTTGTGTAATCAATGAACCATCAAAATTACTAAAATCACCAGCTAAAACTTTATTCCCTTTAAGCTTTATTTGTCGTACTATTTGATCCCAATCTGCGCTGTAAACATTGGTTCCAACAGCTATACCATTTACATTTCTATTATGCATGATAAAAGCTGCAAAACCAACGTAATATTGTCGAAATAAAGTTACAAAATGCATAGGACAAGCTGAAAACATTCGAGTTTTA